AAAGCGAGCGGGCTGAACTCTAGTGAGTTCATCCTTGGTGCGGCGCTAGTGTTTAGTCGCTAGTTTACCGTACCGTTATAACACACTCCCTGATAGGCGGTTAAGTCTATCGCAAAGCATGCTGAACAATACGCTCAATACTAACGAAGTGAAGAATGCCGCCGGCACTGAAGTTGAATTCAGTCGCCTCGGCACCGAAGGTCGCACGACGGAATTCGCGCAAATCGCGGAAACTCCGAATGCCCAACACCGTCTCAAGATTTCGCATCAAGAGACCGGTTCTGGAGCAGCCCTGCGTCGTAGGTCGATGGTCCGCTTTGACAAAACTGTCATCGGCGTGTCCGGTCAGCCTCGCAAGGTTTCGTGTTACATTGTTGTCGATGCCCCAGTTGGGGATCTCAACAGTAGCACCGAGATCAAGAATGTGATCGCTGAAAACTTGTCGTTCTGTGCCACAACTGGTGCGGCTACGACGGTTCTCTTCGATTGCACTGGTAACGGTGCCTCGGTCCTGACTGATGGGGGTCTGTGAAGACTCACATCGAGCCTACGCAGGCTCATCATCAGCGGGGTCCACGACGCATCAAGCGTAACGTGGGCGTGTTTGTAGCGATATGTGTCGCTATACTCGCGTCCTCGTGTCACGTGGAGAGGTTGTACCTTTCCATGGAGAAGGCGATGTTCTCTGGGAGTAATATCCCGAAGGATATTCGTGTTCTGCCACCGAAGTAATTCGGTGGTGACGCCCGCCTCCGTACATGTGCGAGTTGCATATGTACGTAGGTGCGTCGTAACTAGTTACGGGTTCGGGCAGTATTGGCATGCTCTAGGAGGAAAACCATATGGTTTCCGCTAAGAGCCTAGATCCCTATGTAGAGATCATCGCGTCTTTACTGTCCGACGTTCAAACGTTGCACAGCGAAGTACTCACCAAACGTGCAATACGCCTAACGACCGCGAAGGTCAGAAAGCGTTGCGCACGAGAAGGTTTGGGTTTTCTCACGAAAACCCTTCCACGTCTTGGCAAAGCCCTTGATAGGGCTCTATCAGGAGAAGTTTCGTTCGACTCTACTAAGCTTGGTTTCGCAACCTTGCCTGGTAGTAAGCTTCCTAGATTTCTAGGTGAGCTTTTTGGACGTGTCTTCTCTCACGACGGGTTGGTTCTTCCAACTCCATGTGCTAATAGTGTCAAATCACTACGTCAGATCTTGTTTATGTTCTATAAACTTGAACTGCCGTACGACTCTGTTTCCGAGCAAAAGGTTCTAGACCAGTTTACCAAAACTGATAAAGAACTGGAGTGCTGGAACGCTACATTCGAGAAAATCTTGAATGTATGCTATAATGAGGATTCCCTGCTTGGTCCAATTCTTCCGCCTGCCTGCTTGTTTCACAACAAGCACGGTGGCCTGATGAACGATCGTGCGGCAACCCTCATCCGTAATGCTAG